TATGAGGTAACAAGCCACATAAGAAAGTTCTGTAAGGAATATGGTGTTACTACGATACTGAATACGCATCCTGCTACTCAAGCACTGCGACAAGTCCATAAAGGATCTCATGAATACGCCAATCACACGATGCCTCCTATGGCGAGTGATGTTGAAGGAGGCGGTAAGTTCGTGAATCGCAGCGATGAATTCTTTGTGATCCATAGGTACACGCAGCATCCAACAGATTGGATCTTCACAGATATTCATGTAAGGAAAGTAAAGGAGTTAGAATCTGGAGGTAGACCGACTCCTTTAGATTTACCGATCAGGATGGAATCAACAAAGGGTAATTGTGGGTTCCGAATAAATGGAATAAATTTGGTAACTAAAGAAAGAGAAATAGATGGATCTCCATTTTGAGGGTAATAGGCTATACTATATGGAAAAGGAATCAGAGTTGTATAGGGCTCTGGACCACCTAAGCAAAGAGTTGAGTGATCAGAAGACTATGACTAAGGAGGATATGTGGGAAGTATTCCAGATACTCGCTGATTCAGCAGCAGTCTATAGACACATCACAGATTACTTTACGACTCTAGATAAACTGATCCTAGATGCTAGGATTGAGAATGGGAAATTGAAGCAGGAGATGTATGATCTGAAGAAAGAGAATCATAGATTGAGTGAGATGGTAGATAGAGAAATGGATAAATTTTAAAATATGAAAACACTTAATAGCTTATCTGGAGGTAAGACATCAAGTTATATCGCAGCGAACTATCCTGCGGACTATGATGTATTCTCTTTAGTAAGAATAGAGGATCAGAACTGCAAGTTCCCTGATGAGAAGATTCGTAAGGAGGTAGAGGATAGAATCCAAGCACCATTCATAGGAACGGCAGAAGATGATACTATCATATACACTATGCTTGACCTTGAGCAATACATCGGTAGACCTATTACTTGGGTTACAGGGAAAACCTTTGACCAGATCACCACAAGAAAAGACAAGGTGTATCTGCCTAATAAGGTTCAACGATTCTGTACTATTGAGATGAAGATAGAACCTATGTTCTATTGGTGGGCAGAAAACATAGGAGAGCCTGTAGAAACTCGTATAGGCTTTAGAGCAAATGAAATGCGTAGAGCAAAGAATATGCTTGAGCGTTGTAACGAGGATGGTCTTACAGAGTTTAAAGCAACATTTGAGAAGCACCCAAGCGGTAGAAACAAATGGGAGAATGTTCCCTATCAAAAACCTGCATTCCCTTTGATTGAAGCAGGGTTGTTTAAAGACACGATTGAGCAGTATTGGAAAGACAAGCCTGTACGCTTTGCTTGGATGAACAACTGCGTAGGTTGTTTCCATAAAAACCCAATGCTACTAAAGAAGATGTGGGAGAAGCATCCTAACAAGTTAGAGTGGTTTGCGAAGCGTGAACGAGAAAGTATAAACGGAGCAACATGGCGCAGCGACATTACCTATGATGAGGTTAAGGCTTGGAACTCTCAGTTTGAACTATTTGATGAAGACTTCAACGAATGTGATAGTGGATATTGTGGACTTTAAGAGAAAGATGAATGATGGTCAGAGGTTTGAGATCAGTGGTATGGAGTTCATATGTATGGAGACTCACGCTTATTTTCAAACTAGGTTAGATGATGAGGAATCAGATATTGATGTAGGATCTAGCTATTACATAGTCAGGAACACATCAACAGGGAGACTACACAGGATCCCATTTCAAAAGATAATAGATAAAGAGAAAGAGATAACATGGAAGATTTAAGTAGAGTATTGAAGGAGTATTATGAAACGATTGGAATCATTCCAAGAAATACCAGAGAACTAGATCAGGTATATGCAAGATCAGCAATGATGGTTTCTATGAGAAAGTATATGACCTTACATCAGATCGGCAGGATCTTCGGTAAGAATCACGCTACTATTCATCACGCAGTAAAGAATCACGAGCAGAATCATAATTGGAGTGAGATGTATAGATACTATCATTCTATAGCTAATGAGATCCTGTTAGAATGTCCTATTAAGAGCATTCAGAGTGATAATAAATTACAGGCTCAGTTCACTAGACAGAAGATGAGAATCGTAGAACTAGAGTATGAGGTTGAGAAATTAACACACAAGTGTCAAGAATTGCGTGATAATTGCAGTATATTACAGAAATTAAATAAGCAGTTACAGAATGCAGATTGAGTTTAGCCCTATTTATGGATTGATGTTTGGAATGAATTATGCTTACTATCCTGAAATGGAAGAGCAGAATGCTATGCATCTGATCCAGATAGGGCTAGGTTTAGTCATCGTACAAATAGCATGGGAAGAATAGAAACATTCTACAGGAAGAATTTCAAAAGACTAACAGGATTCATTAAGGAATATACTGATGGTTCTTATGAGGTTGCATCTGATATAGTTCAGATGGTGTTTCTACGACTATTAGAATTAGAAGGTGAAGGGAGAACCAACTTTTATGAGGAGGACTCCCTTAACTTTTTTTATGTCTATAGATCCTGTATCAATACGGCTCTGAAATATCAGAGAGCAAAGAAGAAGATCAACAAGGTTTCTCTAGAGGATATTGATGTGGAGGATTATGAACCATATCCAGAGGAGAAAGCAGCACTTGAGAAACTCATCACTATTATGGAGGATGAGATGAAGGAACTGCATTGGTATGATGAGAAGATGATCAAGATTCATATGGATGGAACGAGTATGAATCAGATCCATAGAGATACAGATATAGGACTAACATCAATTAAGAATACGATCAAGAATGGAAAAGCAAGAATCCACGACAGGCTCAGAGAAGATTGGGAAGACTTCGGAAATGGAGACTACGACAAGATCTAAGAAGAGAGGTAGACCAAAGGGAAGTAAGAACAAGCCCAAAGGTCTAGGAGATAGCATTGAGAAGTTCACAGAGGCTACAGGAATTAAGGCAGTAGTGAAAGCTATAGCAGGAGATGATTGTGGGTGTGATGATCGCAGAGATGTATTGAATAAGTTGTTTCCTTATAAGAAGGTTCAACCTGAATGCTTAGAGCCAGAGGAGATAGAATATCTATCTACAGGGGTATTAAGAAAGAGAACACTCAAGTATGAGGATCGTAAGCAGATAGCTACTATTCATGCTAGAGTATTTAATCATAAGTTTGATATCCCCTGTACTTGTAGTCCTAAGATCTGGATGCAATGGATGAGAGAACTCCAAGAACTGCTAGATGCAACTAAGGAAGTATCTTAAGGAAGGGAGAAATCTTAGTGATGACCGAACTGCTATTTGTGTTGATGTAGGCAAATCAGGAGAAGCATTATTCAAGGAACTGACAGGAGCGCATAAATCCTCACTCGCTGATGATAAGAAGCATATAGACTTCTATTGGGGAGATATGAAGGTAGATGTCAAAGGATTGAAGAAGATGCATCATTCAGGATATATCCTTCTGGAGTTTATCAATGTCTGGGGAGGTCATGGATGGTGCAGTAGAAAGAGTAAGGCTGAATACATAGCCTTTCAGTTTCCTGATGCCTTCTATATATTCAGAAAGAATCACCTTAGGAGGAGAGCATTGGACTTATGTGAGGAGTTTGATAGATCAAAGATCCTGAGGAAGAATTGGATCAAGTATGAGGAAGGTAAGTATAAATGGATAGGTAGATATAATGCTCAGGATGTGTTCACTTATCTAAAGATGGAAGATGTAGAGGATCTGATCTTTGAGATCCTACCATATAAAATAAAAGAGGGATGATATTAGTATTATTTGGAATAGGATTGGGCATAGCCCTGAATCAAGTTAGATCACTCCAGAAGAGAGTTGATGACCTAGAGGAGTTCATTGGAGAAACTTTTTTTAAGGATGATGAAAAATAATTATTAAAATTCATTGTCAATTAAAATATCTTTCTTAGATTTGAATATCATTAAAAGAGAGATAGATATGAAAATTCAAGCAAAAGATTTAAAAGTAGGAGATGTATTTAGTGCACAAGGAAAGTCAAATGCAACAATAACGGCACTAGATGAAAAGTTCTTAAAGAATGGAAAGAGAATGGTTAAGATTACTGCTCAAGTGCCTAACACTAAAGAAGAAGTTAGATTATATGGCCAACCAGAAGGCGGTAGCTGGACTGCTTACTTAGATATAAAAGAAGACACAAAGGTTTTAGTAAAATAAATAATCAAGGGAGGGGGAAACCCCTCCTTCATTTAATAAAGAGAGATGAAAAAGATTGATTGGAACAAAGTAGCAGTAGTTGCATTCTTGCAGACTATGGTTATTCTAGGAATGATTGCTATGATAGCAGTATATGAATTAGTAGAAATCTTAACCTGTTACTCATGTTAATGCTAGATGGAGTTGATTATGATCAGCAGTGGCTGATTGATAAAGCGAGAGGTGATGAATTCTATTATGGAGTTCTAAACAAATTAGCATTATCCTCTTCAAGTTGTAAGATGCTATTAGATAGTCCTAAGACATTCTATAATGTCCAGAAGTATGGATCAGCAGAATCAAGTCCTGCTCTTCTAATGGGGAGGGTGATTCATGTGATGATCCTAGAGCCTGAGAATTTTGATGATATCTTTCAGGTGGTAGATGTTGCTTCTAAGAATACTAAAGCATTTAAGGATGCTCAGTTAGATAATCCTAAGACTTGTATCACGAGAAAGGATAAGGAAGCAGGAGAGCGTATGGCTGATGCTTTTAATAGGAATGAATTAGCATTGAGTTATCTATCAGGATCTGAGACAGAAGTACCGATGATTGATAATGTAGGAGGCTTTCCATTTAGAGGGAAGGCAGATATCCAGAGAGGAGGAGAGATCATTGATCTCAAGACTACTACAGATCTCAAGGCATTCAGATATTCAGCAGATAAGTATGGATATGATCTACAATGCTATATCTACTGCAATCTATTTAAGACCTCATATAAGGACTTCACATTTATAGTTCTGGATAAGTCATCTACTGATATAGGAATCTATGATGTATCAGAGGAGTTCTATAAGAGAGGAGAACACAAGTTCAACAGAGCGATCAGTCTTTACAGAGACTTCTTCGTAAGAGGTCAGGATCTAGACACCTATACAATTACAGGAACATTGTGAAAAAGCACACTAAGATCTATATGAAGCACTTCAACTATGTTCTGGATGATTTCATTCCCTGTGAGATCTGTGGAGGTAGAGCGGTGGATATTCATCATATAGAGAATAGAGGATCAGGAGGTGCTAAAGACAAAGACAGAATAGAGAATCTAATGGCTCTATGTAGAGCAGACCATATTAAGTATGGAGATGTTCCTGATAGAGTTGAATGGTTAAAGCAAATACATAATAGATTGATATGAACAAGATGAATCAATTCCTACGCATTGCAAATGCGAGACTGAAGAAGGTATACCCTAACAAGATCCAGAGAAGGGCTTGGGTAGCGAAGATGTGGGCAAGGTATTGTGAGCGCAAATCATCACAACGATGAATCATAAATTGTCACAAAATAAGGGTAAAATTGTACAATATGGTACACAAAACAAGGGTAAAATGACAAATAGAGAGATACTACTTGAGATGTACGAGAAACTTTGGAACGCTGACAAGGATAAGTTTACTTGGAATGTGATACTGAAGGATACGCTTGAGAAAATAGAAACCAATAATGATACAAACCAATAGGGTTTTGTGTATTTAATGTAACCTTTAACACCAAAGAGAGATGAGAGACATAATAGCATTATGCAACCGAGACAAAGAAGATAACGGAATAGAAAATGACTGAGTTTGAATTATTCAAGGAAGGAGTAAAGCT